GTCGACCACCACTAAACAGTCTGTATTTTACGTGGACAGAAACACCCCAAGAAAAAACTTGGAGATTACTAAAAGACAGGGTAACGCACAATCGAAATGTGTGGAATACTATAGAATTAACTCAACAGGATAAACAATGAGCAAAGAGCAATACAATTTAACAGTAAAAACAGACTATCTAAACCGCAAGATGTTTCTAGACCCAGCAGGGCCAGTTACTATTCAACGCTTTGAAGAAGTCAAATACAAGAAGATAGCAGACTTTGATGCAACTGCACGTGGTTTCTTTTGGCAACCAGAAGAAGTAAGCCTCACAAAAGATAGTAACGACTTTAAGGAGGCCAGCGATGCTGTCAAGCATATTTTTACTAGTAACCTACTTCGCCAAACTGCTTTGGATAGCCTTCAGGGTAGAGGTCCTACACAGGTATTTGCTCCTGTATGCAGCCTTCCTGAACTTGAAGCGCTAATGTACAACTGGGGTTTCTTTGAAACTAACATTCACAGCAAGAGTTACAGTCATATTATCCGCAATATCTATAACGTGCCTAAGGATGTGTTTAACACAATCCACAACACAGAAGAAATTGTTGGAATGGCAAGTTCAGTAGGCAACTACTATGACAAGTTGCACGTTATTAACTGCCGTAAAGAACTCGGCGAAGTTGTTTCAGAAAAAGAGCATATTAGAGCAATCTGGATGGCATTACACGCTAGCTATGCACTAGAAGCTTTCCGCTTTATGGTATCCTTCGCTACAAGTCTTGCAATGGTAGAGAACAAAATCTTTATTGGTAATGGCAACATTATCAGCTTGATTCTACAAGACGAATTATTGCACAAAGGCTGGACTGCTTATATTATCAATCAGGTAATTAAGGACGATCCCCGCTTTATTGAAGCAAAGATAGACTGTGAAGCAGAAGTATACGCACTGTACATGGATGTTATCCGTGAAGAGAAAGATTGGGCAACCTACTTGTTTAAGATGGGTCCAGTTATTGGTCTTAATGCTAACATCTTGCGTGACTTTGTTGACTTTACAGCAGTGGCCGCGTTAAAAGAAATCGGCATCAAGTACATGTCGCCTGCACCTAAAAGCACTCCAATACCGTGGTTTAACAAGCATGTGGACACAAGTAAGAAACAGACTGCCCTACAAGAAAACGAAAGTACGAACTATGTACTAGGCGTGATGGGAGAAAATCTTGACTACGACGCACTTCCGGCTATATAATAAACAATATGTATAAAGCACAATACAAAGACAAGAGCCCTTTTGAATCCTGGGCTACTCACGGTTCTTACGCTAATGAAAATTCTGCAATCGCAGCAGCATTAGCACGTAAGAGCAAAGGCGCATTGCTGGTTAGAGTAGTCGATTCAAAGGGTGCTACCATTTACTCAAATTAAAAGATATAATGATTACTGTTTATTCAAAAAATAACTGCCCATACTGCGACCGTGCAAAGGCGCTGCTAGAAAGCAAAGACATTCCATTTAAAGTAATTAGAGTAGAGGACGATGTTACTGTACGTGCGTTCTTAGTGGACCAAGGTCTGCGGTCAGTTCCGCAGATCTTCCAGGACGGTGTTCTACTTCCTGGAGGCTTTCAAGGTCTAGCAGATAGAGACGAAGAATTTTTTAACACACTGAAAGGATAATATGATAATTGATAAAGGCGTATGTGTAGGTGAGGTAATTACACTAAAACTAACAAGCGGCGAAGAGCTTGTTGCTAAACTAGTAGAAGAAACCCCTACTCACTACAAACTGGCAAAGATACAAGTTATTGGAATGGGTCCGAAAGGTCCAGGACTAATGCCGTATTTGTTTACAGTTAATCCAGACAAAGATGTTAAACTGTTAAAAACAACAGTTACTGTAGCAGAAGCAACCGACGAAGTATTTGCTAAACAGTTTCTTCAAAGCACTACTGGTATTGCATTGATGTAAATACTAGACTATGACTACTCCGACAATAACTCCTTCTAATGCAAACTCGTCGACTGTAACAGGTCCCGATCTAGTACCTCATCAGCATAATTTTAATTCTGTTGTTGGATTAAGATTTGGAGAAGATGGCAGAGTTGAACCAGTATACGATTCTGCGGATGTTAAAGCAAACGGACAGGTTATTGCACTTTATAATGCAGCAACTCCCAAAGCTGGATTTAGTCCAAGTGCAGTACCATTAGTTACTGTACAGGATGCTGTGCAAGATAATGACGGTGACAACAGCGACGGCGCCGTTCAAGCATCTCAATTTTTAGCAGCCGGAAAAATTAATCAACAAGAATACGATCTTATAACTGCCGAAATTAAACCAACTGGTACTGGTATTGCCCCAGTGGCAAGTCTAAAAGGCAATACTATTGTAGTTACTGGCGATGCGTTTACCTACGATACAGTGTTAACTCCGTATGGAACAACACTGGCTACTATGATTAAGGATGTTGCATTTCCTAGAACTATCGCACAGTTGGGACAGGGAACAGTAACAGCCGCGCAAGCAGTTAATAACTTAGCTAACTTAGCATTAAATGTTTGGGAGCCGGTTAAGCGACAGTATCCTAGAGCTATTATGACCAACAGCTTCAGACAGGGATCTGGATCGAGTCAACACTCGAGCGGACAGGCTTGTGACATTCAAATTCGAGGACTAAACTCTAGTGCATACTTTGATGTAGCAGTATGGATGAGTAAAAATATTCCTTACGATCAGCTGTTGCTAGAATACTTGCCAGGTAAAACTGTATGGATACATGTTAGTTACGCTATTCCAGGGTTGCCAACAGGCGGAAGAAGCGTATTGTTAGCTAAAGGAAAAGCTAGTACATTAGCAACACTAAACGGAGCATCAGGCGGAAAGTTTGTACCTAACCTACATGCTGATATTATTGCTAACGCAGGTATTAACAGAGTGGTAGCTGCTTAATGAAAAAGTTTCTTTGGACTACATTAGGATTCCTTAGTTTGGGAATGGCCTACTTAGGAGTTATTACTCCTGGACTGCCTTACAGCATCTTTGTGGTATTTGCAGCCTATTGCTTTAGCAAGGGCAGTGAGCGTATGCATCGTTGGATATACAATCACAAACTGTTCGGCCCGTTCTTAACCAATTGGGGTACTAAGCGAGTATTCCCAACTAAGATGAAATTCTTCATGCTAGCTATGATGACTTCTAGTTTAATTATTATGTTCTTCACCGGAGTTAAACCTATCGGTATAATTAGTACTGCCTGTTTCATGGCACTAGTTTCGGTATGGGCTTGGCGTTTCCCCGGCTCAGTAGAAGAACATCAACGAAGAAAAGATAACAACGAAAGGATCGGATGGCTAAAATAACTTTAGAACAACTAGTCGATATTGCATTCGCTGTAGAAGAAGGTGACCCATTTGATTGGGGAGCATTTAAACAGGGAAAAGAAGAAGCAATGAAGATGATCGGCACTAGTATTCTTGATCAATTTGATAAAGATGCTTACTCAGACGAAGACAGATTAATCATGTTGTCCACTATTACTAAACTAGTAACAGAGAATATGATTCTACATACAAAACTAATGCAGGCTAAGAATGAAGTGTGAAGTAGGCGATCTAGCTAAAATTATATATTCAATCCGTCCTACAAACATAGGTAAAACTGTGTTAGTAGACAGTTACATTGGTCATTTTAAAGAAGGCGAAATGTTCGACTTCCGCGGCGTTCCTTGCAAGGCTATGGTCACTGATCACTATTGGTGGATTTCCACTGAATATGGGCTAACTAATATGCTAGGTGACACCCCAAAAGCATACATTCCGGATACTTGGTTAGATCCAATCCGTCCAGAGAAAATGGTAGAAAAAGAAAGAGAAATAGTTGAGCAGGATGCTTGACAAACACACACAGATGTAGTATAATTAATTTTTAACAAAGGTAACATAAGTAAATGGCAACAGGTAAAGTAAAATGGTTTAATGAAACCAAGGGTTTTGGATTTATTACTCCAGACAACGGCGGTGAGGATGTATTTGCTCACTACACAGCTATTCAAACTTCAGGATTTAAAGTCCTGCAAGAGAACCAAGCTGTAACATATGACACAGTGCAAGGTGCCAAAGGCGCTCAAGCTGCAAATATTGTACCAGCGTAAGCTAGTACAGAAAGAATTGTTGTAATTCCTTCGACAAGGATGTGTTCAAGACGCCGGTTCGAATCCGGCCAGGTCCACCATAAGCAGTTTAAAACTCGTTACCAGACGATGAAACGTAACCAACTGGAAATGTAGAGATACATAGGAATACGCAAACTGCTTTTGATGGGCCTGCTCTGGTAATCGATTGGGCAAATAGTTAGAGACGGCAACACGGTAGGCGATGACCGTTAATCAAGCAAATCAAAGTAAATGCAACAGCAATTACAAATGAGGCCTACGCTCTAGCAGCGTAATCTCCGAGGCAACTATGCCTTGTCATCCAAACTAGTTTAAAAGGCTACTTCGGTAGCCTTTTTATTTGCCTAAAATTACCAAAACCGAGTGACTAATTTTATACAACACTGTATAATAATTACTTAAGGCAATAAAGGCGCACCTAGGCAAACTAGCGTGACATAAGGTTGGCGGGCCGGTTAATAATTCCGCTGGATAAGGTTCTGATGTGTGACCCAATGTCCAATTCTTTTCTTCACTCGAAAGACTTTTAAGCACTACCTCAAGCCTTGACTTGAGATGCCTATAAAACGCCAGTCCCTTGATTGTTCACGTTTGCTTAATCGGAAAAGGTTGCAGGAATTTATTAGCGCATCCATGACTGAAATTGGCACCGAGTCAGTCTTAAAAATCGTAGTAGGTGGGGTAAGGTACAGAGCCCAGAGATGTTAATTCCAAAATACCTACAGCCACCAGTGTGATTGAGCAACTCAACAAACATGAATACGGCACTCATTATGTGGGTGCCGTATGACTTCACAATCTAACAAAACTTAAAACAATTAAAAGAAGAAAAATAATGCGAGCGACAGCGTAGCATTGGTCTTTAGACCTTTACTGATTTATACTGTAAACATCTTAAAATATATTAAGTCAAAATCTATTAGAACTACTTGACTATTAGGATTAATCAAGGTATAATATAACATCAAGAACAGGTAGTTCTTAGAATTTATTTCACACACAAAGGAAAAACAATATGTCAAATACTAACACCAATCTTCCAAACATTACTTTTATGTTTCGCGAAGGTGATGAAGCAACTGAAGACGGTGGCTGTGCAATAGGCGGTGAGTTTGTAGCAAAGACTACTACAGACTTGTTTGCTGGCAAACGAACATTAGTGTTCTCACTACCGGGTGCATTTACCCCAACTTGCTCAACTTACCAGCTGCCAGGGTTTGAAGAAAATTATGAAACAATCAAAGCAATGGGCATTGATGAAATCTATGTGTCAAGCGTAAACGATGCATTCGTTATGAACGCATGGGCGCAATCTTTAGATATCAAGAACGTTAAAGTTATTCCAGACGGCAACGGTGAACTAGCAGACTCAGTAGGCATGCTGGTTGATATGAGTGCAGTGACTTTTGGTAAACGTAGTCGTAGATTCGCTGCTGTTATTACAAATGGCACTGTTGAGCAGATGTTTGTTGAGCCAGAAGGTACAGCAACTAATCCTGATCCATACGGTGAAACAAGTCCAGAATCTGTAATGAATTACTTGAAGACACTTTGATGGTTTTCACTATATGAAACAGAGTGTTTCTCCAGTATAATGATACTAAGTACTAGAGCAATACTAGCACTTAAATTTACTAACAAGGAGAAATACTATGTGGACAACCCCATCAGCAACAGACATGCGTTTTGGATTTGAAATTTGCATGTACGTTATGCACCGATAAGTGACATAACGACACTCTTGGAAACAAGAAACTGTTACTAAGATAAAAGCACCTTTAGGGGTGCTTTTTCTTGACTTTATAATCTTATAACAGTATAATGATACATATACCTACGGAGTTTTAAATGTCAAATACTGTTATGCAGTTTCCTATAAGCATAAAACCTTTTAAGGAACATTCTCAACTAAAGCAACAAGTGTTAACTGCTATTTCAAAACAGGACCAGGCTGAACATATGCTTGCGTTTAATAGTGACATTATCAAATGTGATTGGAGCACCTCTCGATATGACGGTAACAGAGAATGGCTTAAAATTATAAATTACCCTCTCGCTGTTCACCTCAACGATTGGTGTAATAGTATGGGATATCAAACGTTTGGTATCACCGAGATCTGGTTCCAGCAATACGCCACTGGAGGCAAACACGCTTGGCATACGCATAGTAATAACTTTACAAATGTATATTATGTGCATTTACCAGAAGGCAGCGCACAAACAGAATGGATAGATCCTGTAACAAAAGCTATACATACGTTTGACGTACACGAAGGCGACATTGTAACATTTCCTAGCTGGATTATTCACCGAGCACCAGTTAATAACTCAGTAGAAACTAAAACAATCATTTCGTGGAATATAGATGTGTCGGTACAAGATATTAATGCGGCAGAAACCTACGGTTAATAAAGGAGAGTTTTTATTATGACTGAAAAATTAGAGTACGAAGTGATAGATAATTTTTTAGATAAAGAACATTTTGATACAATAAAAAATACATTAACATCATTTGATATGCATTGGTTTTATAGAGACAATATGACATCAGACGATGAGAATGGTATGTGTTATTTTACACATAACTTTTTTTTAAAAAACACTATTTATAGTAGTTTTTTTAATTTACTAGCACCGCTACTAGATAAATTAGAAATCGCTTCACTAATAGAAGTTAGAGCAAACATGACTATAAGTAAACCCGATCAATACGAATCTTCGTGGCATGTTGATAATCCTTATGAAAATTCTAAAACAGTCATATTATATTTAACAACATGCAATGCTAAAACGATGATAAATGTTGAAAAAGAAATAATTGAGATTGATTCTATTGAAAACAGAATATTAATTTTTAATACTAACATTTCTCATAAAATGAGAAGTGCAACAGATACGAAAAGAAGAATTATTATTAATTTAAATTATGTTCAACAAGATAGCAATGCAGCTAGAATCTGAGAAGAATAGATTTGGTAAGAGTTGCCTTGACTTTTTCAAATAATGATGTTATACTGTGTAAACAGTAACAGCACAGAGGATATATTTTGACAATGCACCTAGAAGGCCCGTGGCTTAGTACTACCGGCAAACGTAAAGGCAAGAAAAAATTTGCTTCCGCCGAACATGCCAGAAAAGCTCGCGAACAAGAAGAATCTTGGAAAGACCTACAGAAGCGTTGGGGTGTTGAGACTGAAGATAAGAAACGCACTCGAGCAATGAGAGCCCCGAGTTTATCCAGTGAATATAATCTAACGATCCCGGCAGGGAGAAACACAACTGCCCATATTCCTAGTAAAAATACAACCGGCGGCTACGCTATTCTTAAACCGATTCCTGTTTACACAGGCGATAAAATGATCGGTATCGGGCAGCTACACAAGTCAAATGCGGTTCCAGTATTTCGTTCTGAAGATATCGAAGATATTGCAAGGATGCGTCGATAACCAACTGTTTTACGCTATCTATTCGGAGTATGAGATATATATATTAACTGTTTCGCAAAGAAACTAAGATAGTTGGTTCGAAGTATGTCACAAGCTGAAAAGAACCTGCGAGTCTTGGCCAATTGGAAACCCGTGAGATTCGGGCGGTCAAGTTCGACAAAGGCACACAAGTTATGAGATTGTGCGTCCAATGGAGACAACTACACGAACCCAGGGTTCACCTAAGAGCCTCGTGAAGTTACTCCCTTAATGTAATGTTGTAGCAATACAACACCAAATGAAAGGAGGACTTATGGAAAAGTCACTGAGATTGATATCCTTGTTTATAGGATTTGTAGTAGTAGTTTGGTTGGTTCACGCCGTAACCGAACAGAAATTTGATGTTCTTAAAAATGCTGAGGTAGGCCCATCAACAGATGTTGTGTCGACTAAAGTTCGCGAACAGCAACTAGATTGCCTTGCGATCAACATCTATCGAGAAGCGGGTTATGAGCCCTTTGAAGGTAAAGTTGCGGTTGCCCAAGTTACTATGAATAGAGTAGCATCGGGTAAATTTGGTAAAGGTGTATGCGGGGTTGTTTACCAAAAGAATGTGTTTATGGAAAGAGTAGTATGTCAGTTTTCATGGGCATGTGATTCAGTACACAGAAGTAGACCAGTTGGCAAGGATGCATATACTGAAAGTTATGCTGTTGCCAAAAAAGTTCTACTAGAAGACTTTAGACTAGATCTTCTTAAAGATGCCCTGTATTATCATGCCACTTATGTTAATCCAAAATGGCGACTAGATAAAATAGGTCAAATTGGACAACACATTTTTTACCGAGAAAGAGAGAAAAAAGTATGATTAAAGATTTTGATATTTTAAAATTTAAAGATTTTATCGGCAATAAGATTTCAGCAATTTCGGCAGAAACATTTGGATGGTTAGCGGTAATTATATTGCATTCTGCAACTATACCAAGTCTGTTAGCTGTAATGGCTGGGTTAACTGATAAGTTGCCGGGCGTTGATGTCGTATTGTTAGTTTGGACAGGTCTAGCATTGTTATTTGTTAAAGCTGCTGTTCAAAAAGATATGCTTAATATAGTTACTATTGGATTTGGATTTATGGTGCAAGCTGGATTAATGTCCTTGATCTTTTTTAAGTAATTTGGTTAACACCAAGGTTGACATTGAGCAATCTTGGTGTTATACTGTTAATACTGAAACACACACAGAAAGGTCAGTATATGAAAAAGGCAATTTTAGTAGGCATGTTGGCAACCGCAGTATTTTCTACTGGTTGTTCTTCAATGAAAGATATCCCCGACCGTAAAACTTATGCTCAACCTAGTTGGTATCAAGACTGCGCCCAAGAAGGCGTCAAGGGTTGGTTTTGGTGGAGTGAAGATTATGTCTATGCCTGCGGTGCCGGCGAAAGCTCATACGCACAAGCCGCTGAAGAGCAGATGGATGCTATTGCAATGAACAATTTTGCAAAACGGGTCAACGGTACTGTTAACAGTGAAACTGTAATCGAAATTAATAACGATAAGAAAACTACTCGTACATTTATTTCTTACAAGGTTGCAGATACTGCTATTCGTAAACACGTTAAAAGTGAGAAAGGTCACTTTACAATGGCCGGACGACACTATACCTATGTCCGATTGGAAATGAAGAAATCAACGTTTGATCAGTTGATTGGTGAAGCCCAATCTAAGCGAGCACAGTAATGATTAAGATAGCTGTTCTATTAGTGGCAGTATCCTTAGTTGGGTGTAGTGCAGCACCAAAGGTAGTTGCTCAGAAACCACAGTACTGTCATACTAGTCAAACAATCAAAACTGTTAACAAAGAAACTGTTAACAGCGAGACTACACTAGAGTGTACGGACGATCAAATTAAACGACTTACCACAGTGCGCATGGGCATGGCTCAGAACTGCGGAGAGTTTACTTACTGGACAAAGATTGGAAGCAGAGATGTTCAACGCAAAGGTATCAGCTGTCAAAAGCCTGATGGTAGCTGGGAAATTGTTAATTCTGGTCGCTAGTACTTCGGTAGTAGCGAGTGAGCTAGACAACCCTAGTTTTATCAACTATCGAAGTGGTGGGTTTGCAAACCAATTGTCTGACATGACATTTAGTTGGTTTCGTAAACTCGATAGTGTTCAAAAAGAAGTATACGATACTGCTGTTAACCAGGCAGTAATGCGAGCTGAAAACGGACAAACTGTTCGGTGGTACGAAAATGAAGCAAGCGGAGCAGTTACTCCTGTAATGACTTGGCCGCGTAGTGATGGGTATTGTCGTAGAATGCACATACAGGCAATTGCGTACAATGTAGAAAAAATCATGAGTGCAACTGCATGTTATAGCGAAGTTCAAGATCGCTGGAACTGGTTTAGGGAATAAATACTAGCTATGAAAGTAAATTTAAGCGATAAAATTATAGCGTATCTTACGCTACTCTGCGGATTAACAATATCTGCGGTGGCCATTTGGTATAGTGTAGCAGGTCTGGTGGCAATTTTTTCGGCTGCTGTACTTCCTATCATAATAATGGGAGTAGTGCTTGAGGTTAGCAAACTAGTAGCTACTGTGTGGCTAAAGACCAATTGGAGTCGCGCTCCTATCCTAATCAGAACGTACTTAACAGTTGCTATTGCTACCCTAATGGTTATAACAAGTTTAGGTATCTTTGGATTTTTGTCAAAAGCGCACAGCGATCAAAGCCTAGTAGGCGGCGACGTGCAAAGTCGTATTGCCCTATATGACGAGAAGATCAAGATCGAGCGTGAGAACATTGAAAATGCTCGTAGCTTAGTTAAACAGATGGACGATGCTGTTACTGGTATTCAAGCAAACGGCAGTGACAGAGAAATCAAACTGCGTGATGGCCGCACCTATACCCGGAGTGCCGCAGAGCTTGCATTAAGCACTCGTCGTAGTCAATCAAAAGATCGTGCAGAATTGACTAAGCAAATAGAGCAAGCCCAAACAGCGATTATATCACTGCAAGAACAACGTGCGCCTATAGCCGCAGAAGTACGCAAGGTAGAAGCAGAAGTTGGTCCTATCAAATACATTGCGGCGTTTGTCTACGGTGATAACCCTGATGCCAACGTGCTGGAAAAAGCAGTGACCTGGGTGATTATTATCATTGTTGCAGTATTTGATCCACTAGCAGTTATCTTATTACTGTCAAGTCAATACAGTTTCCAATGGTTCCGGCGTGCTCGTGAAGAGGAAGAACAACGCCAGAAAGTCGTAGTGTCAACTACACCAGAACCTGTCATAGAACCTGTTGACTTAGCAGAAGAAGCTAACGCAAAACTTGCAGAACTTGAACCTGAAGTAAATGAACGTACAGAACCTGAATGGATGTTTAGCAAAGAAGAGTCTGTCTTTGATGAAAAGAAACCATTAGACGAATGGAATGAAATGTCTGGCGATATAGCTGAGTTAGAAAAAGAAGATGAAGACGAAGAAATTTTAAACCAAGTATCTGCAATTGAAAAATCAGCTATGGCAAAATGGAAAGCTGAGCATCCAGCTACTTCTTTAAAACATCAGCGTAAACTGTTTGACAAAGGAGTAATCGCCGTTCTACCTTGGGAAAAATACATGCCAGTATCCGAACTAGAGTTTGTCACAGACAACGAAGCGGCAATCGAAGCAGCAAAGTGGGCAGCTGAACAAGTATCAATGAACCATATTAAACCAGAAATGTATATGGAACGGGTTGACGGTGAACAGGTTAAAAAAACAATTGAAGGTTATCAGCAAAACGCTGAGCAAACCGAAAGTAGTATGTGGAATCGAGTACAGTCTAAGAAAGGCGGAGAATGACCGATAAAATTTTAGTAGTAACTGCGCCTGACGATTCACTGATTGACGGTATTCGAGTATTGTTAGTAGAATTATCTAATGACCAATCGCTAGTTGTTTCTAATGCATTACTTACTGCTGATACAAAATATTCAATAATTACCTATGCTTGGAAAATGGGCGATAGTATTGAATGGCTACTCGACAAGAAATCGAAAAGCGATATTATAATTTTTAACGCAGATGCAGCAGCAAATGGTGCAATTGAGTTAATTATCGGCTATATCGCTGCCCAGCCAAATTCTTATTACTTTGGCAATTTAAAATCTCTAGTCCTGGCCAACGATTCGGCTATATATACTGCAGATCACATTTTATCGCTTCTGGAGAGAGCAAAAAACTATTATGATAAGAAATAAATTGAAAGGTACCGGAGTAACGGTAAAAGAACACGAAAACATTAATCAGGCTCTACGCCGGTTTAAAAATAAAGTGGAAGAAGCAGGAACACTAGATATCCTACGTGCTAGAGAATTCTACGAAAAACCTACAACAGAACGCAAACGCAAAAAAGGTGCTGCTAAAGCTCGCTGGCGTAAGAATTTGCGTGATGCCCAATTGCCTAAAAAAATGTATTGACTTTTCCCTGCTTCGGTGTTATAATATAACTTAACATATAGAAAGTGATAGTATGAATTCAGACGTAATGATTGATTTGGAAACGCTAGACGTTCTCCCTACAGCAACTATATTAACTATTGGTGCGGTTAAGTTTGATCCATTTGGTGATGAAAGTACAATGGAAAAGTTCTACATTAAAGTTGACGTTGACAGTTGCGATAAGATTGGTGCATCAGTCAGTCAAAGTACACTAGACTGGTGGTCCAAGCAAAGTCCTGCCGCACAAGAAGCAGCCTTTGATCCTACTGATCGTATCTCTATCGAAGACGCAATGACAAAACTTTACAAGTTCTGTTGGGGCGGGAAGAGAGTATGGAGCCATGGTGTAGGATTTGACTTGATTATCTTAGAGTGGTACTTCCGAAAAATTGGTAAAGCTATTCCCTGGAGCTTCTGGGAAGCTCGTGACACTCGAACATTGTTTGATATTGGTATCAATCCAAATCGTGCCACTGTTACTGCACACAACGCTCTAGCTGATGCAGTTGATCAAGCCAAGGGTGTACAAACAGTATATCAAACATTGCGTACCAGCACAATGATCAACGGTACTTATATTGCACCTTTTGCGAGCACACGATGAGCAAAGCTAAACATAAACCATATCAGTGGATCGACGGCGAGACTGCTGATCGTATTACGTGTCTCAATCTAAAAGAATACCGTGCTTATCTTAAAAAAGAAATCAAGCAATGGAAAAAGAATCCAAAAAGTGATAGCAATCCAGACGGTTATTGGATGCATATAGAAGATGTAGGACTTAACATGCAGACTATTGCAGCACTGGATTTGATTATTGGACACTTTCCAGAAACCCCGGATGAAACAAAATGAATGTAACAGTAAGCGATAACAGCGAAGTAATGGATATCCTCCAGGAGGAAGCCGCAGAAGTTATTCAAGCAGTGAGTAAGATTAGGCGGTTTGGTGCAGATAATGCTAAAAACGGCACAGGACAAACTAATGTGCAACACCTAGAAGAAGAACTAGGTGATATGTTAGCTATGATTGATATCCTAATGATTAATAATGTTGTTAGTTGGGGCAATCTACATTCAGCAAAACGAGCTAAAATAGAAAAACTTAAAAAGTGGTCAAGTATTCCCAATCTAGAGAATATTTGATAGCAGAAATAAAAACAGTACCGGAGAACATATGACCGCAGAAGTTAAACAAGACGAGAAAGTTGTAGTAGTATTGCAGCCACCTAAGATGTGGAAAGTAATTTTACTAAATGATGATAAGACACCAATGGAGTTGGTCATTCTGTTGTTAACAAAAGTATTTAAGCACGATGAAAAACGTGCTACTGAAATCACTATGGAAATTCATAATACTGGCAGTGGCGTCGCCGGTGTGTATTCATATGAAATTTCAGAACAACGTGGAATTGAAGCTACAGACATCGCTCGTGCAAACGGCAGCCCTTTAAAAGTCCAGGTGGAGCAAGAATGAGCTTAAAAGATATTACCAGTGATCTGCATCACGAAGCAGAAAAAACAAAGTTTGCCAAGATGTTGCTTAGTGGTAAGATTGAACGAGAAGATTATAGAAACTATCTCTATAACTTAATGGCAGTGTACGACCCAATTGAATGGTATTGTACTCGTCAAGGATTCCTCAACACGATGCCCGACCTTCCTCGTCTACATGCTATTCATGCAGACTTTCTAGAACTAGATGACGGTAGCTACTGTTATCTAACTGATGCTGCTCTAGAGTATCAGGCATACCTGCATAAACTAGGCAATAATCCGGAACGTAAGCATCTTGTTAAAGCGCATTTATACTGCCGACATATGGGCGACCTATTTGGTGGTCAAATCATTAAGAAGCAAGTAGCACATATTTCAAGCGGTAAATTTTACGACTTTGAAAATGGTGATGCTATGAAGAGTGCTATCCGTGCAACACTAACAGACGACCTAGGCGACGAAGCCCGCGTGGCGTTTGAGTTTGCCATTAAGATGATGACGGATTTGTATCGTGGAGAGTAAGGTCTGGGATAGACTAATTGAAATCCAAGACCTGCTGATCAGCGAGTTCGCAAGAACAGGCGCAGAAAAGTTCGAGCCTAGCATGGATCGCTTCAACCAACCAGGTTGGGTAAACCGAGTGTGGGTCAGTGACGCTTATCGTCGTGCCCATATTGATGTTGTGGATGCAAGACTAACTAAAGGGCTATGGATGATGCACTGTTGTATCTTCCCTCATACACATAACCCAGCTCCAATTTATGGATTTGATGTTATTGCTGGTAAAAATAAGATCACAGGCTGCTTCCACGATTACTCAAAAGCAGGTGATCCCGAACATCCTATGATGGATTGGTTTCATGACGAAGTTGCTAAACTAGAATGGCGCAAGCAACGTGCGCTACCTGAATGGGCTACTAACATTTTTAGCGGTAGTATGGTAGCCGCAGGTAATGTAAGCGATGAAGCAGAACTAGATCAAATTGCAAATTTAGCTCAAACTACAATAGCGCATTATCTAAGCACAGTAGCAGAAACAAATAACACTGCTGAGGATACTACAGCAGCGCAGAACTACTATGCACAAAATCAGAAATGTAATCCTCATACACCACGGGTAATGGTTAGTTTAGGGCTTAGTGAAGAAGATGTTAAGCATTTTATACAAGAATGCCTGTTCCCTGAAATAGTATAAATAACATACTATGAGATTTTTTGAATTTGTTGACATAAAGTTAGACGAAGCCCCATTGGGCACTACCGGCCTATTTAAGTACAAGGGTACAAAAAAGGATAGAGTCCCTGTCTTTTTGCGAAAGATCGAACAGGGAACTCCTTTTAAAGTTAAGACCAAAGCTGGATTTATTGATATTGTTATAGACCCTGTTGAATTTGAAAGAGTTAAACAGTGGATCGAAAACCCTACTTCTAATCTAAAACTGAAAACTACAGATACAACCTATCCTATAATTCCCTTCGGCGCCATACTTAAAACCAAAGAATTTGGCGGAGAAGAAGCTGGTCAACGTGAAAAGATCGAACAGGGGCAAATTGGTGAAATACAATCTCAGCTTGAAGATGCTAAAGCTGGTCAACTGTCAGTTAAACTTAAAGTAGGCGATACTGTTGTAAATGTTGGATCTGTAGAAAAAGAAAAAGGTAGTGTAAACGGTCGTGCACCAAAGAGTGATATGACTGTACTAGATCCAGACGGCACTCCCCGGGCATGGGTTAGTTTAAAAGGTGAGCCGTTCCGTTGGGGAGGTTGGCAGCATCTAATGAATATGCCAGAAATTAAACAATGGATGGACAGAATTAAGCAAGTTAACGGCGGAACATTTAAAGAGGGGATGAGCTTTGGTCTGCACATATCTTCCGACGTTGCTAACAAGATTGTGTTTGGAAAAGAATTCGGCGGCAAGCGTGGTTTTTCAAATGTTGATGCCGTATTGATTGGCGAGGCTACAATTACTAACGGTAAAATGTCTGCTACTAGAATGTATGCTAACGGACAAACGCCAACAGGACCAGATCAGCCTTACCTTGTTATGCGCTTCATGAATGGTAGAAATGATGTAGGATTCAAAAACGTTCGAGCAGAAACAAATACAACAAGTGAAGGTCGTAAAGTTAAATGGCTAGATAGTGATGCTGATGTGCAATCTGCTATTAAGATGTTTTCATCTGAAGATGAGGAAAAAACAAAACTATCATCGATGACTGACAAAGAGAAAAAGGTGTATAGAAAAGAAAAACGCCTATCATCTCAGCCGCCCGTGCCAGCAGCACCGGTAAGTGTTCCTCCGTCAAAAAACACCACCGCAATGCAGGGCACCTCTATGGTGTCTAGCCCAAAGCCCGAGCCTCAATTCTAAAGTTTTAATCCAGTACAAGATTAAACGCTAAGTTTATATCTTCGCTCCTCACCTTAAATAATAGTAAGGTACACCGGGAGCGAATCGATGTCCAACACGTTATATACACCCGCGGTATTAAATGCCGCCCTATCAGCAAACTACACATTCAAAAGTCCGGTCGGAAACGACAGTGGACCACAGTCGTTATGGCATAAGCTGGTGGAGACATCGTATGCTCGTTGAACTGGCCGCAGCAAATGCTGCATTTGATATCGTTAAACAGACTGTGGCCAATGGTAAAGAACTATGGGAAGCAAGCCAGGCACTGGCAACTTACTTTGGACTCAAACGTGAGATACAAAAACAAGCCCATAAGCACGGATACAAGTCGGATATTGCTGCATTCATGGCAGCAGAGGAACTTGCTGCCAACGAGACACAGTTGAAAGAACTAATGATCTACGGCGGCCGAGGCGGCATGTGGGACTCATGGTTAGAATTCCAAGCTGAAATAAAACGCAGCAAGGACAGAGAAGACGCAGAAGAAGCACAGCGCAGATACCTTCGCAAAAAACGTATTGGCCAAATATGCATGTGGATAGGAATTTCAATAGTAGCTGTGGTATTTGTGATTAGTGCAATATTTACAACTCTAGCAATTCTAAAATATAACTAAGAGAGATGTAGAATGAGTGATAAAAAAGAAATAACCCTGGAACCGGGATGTGAGATAGAAGCAGCAGACTTAAACGGTGATGGGCATATTACAAAAGTAGAACTAGCTATGCACTTGGAATTCAAGCGTAAAGAACTAGAAGATCAAGATGCACAGCGTGATGCCATGCGCAAAATGGCCTGGTTCGCGCTGTCCGGAATGTTACTGTACCCAACCACAATCATGATTACATCGTGGCTGGGACTTGATAAAGCAGCCGGAATCATTGGCGATATTGCCCCAACTTATTTTGTTGCTATCTCTGCATTAGTTGCGGCATTCTTTGGCGCCAACGCATACAGCAGCAAGAAAAAAGAGTAAGATATAATAATACAAGTAGAGTTTAGAAAATTAAACAACTACGCAATAAACAACTAAATATTTACACAATAAGGTAATAAATTATGTTCAAATATTTAATATTGTCAGTTGCAATGTTCTCTTGTGTTTCCTTCGCAGAGCCAACAGAACAAAAAAAAACAGTAATATGTGATTCTTCGAAAAATATACTTCCGCACTTAGAGTCCAAATACAATGAATATCCTATGTTTATTGGCGATGTACCGTTAAAAGAGTCTAAGACAGCATACATTGGAGTAACGGTAAACCCAGAAACTCAGACGTGGACCGTTATATTGTTTGACAAAGATGTCGCCTGTATAATAGAGACAGGTACAGGGTTTAAATTTAAGATGCCTGGTACTATTTCTAGTACTAAAGACTTTATTTGAATTAAGCAGCTACCGCTAGCTGCTCTAAGTTTTTAATTACACCCCTACTTGCTAGTGCTGTTGCCGCTAGCACATCCAAATTACCAAGTATTTTGAAAATATCACTTATCGATTAGGTGAGATCTGTCCGGTTGACTTCTTTCTTGATCTATGTTATAATACAAGTATGAAAATTAAACTTGTATCAGACTTACATTTAGAATTTAGCGATTGTGTTATTAATAATAACGATAATTGTGATGTTCTAATTTTGGGTGGCGACATCATGATTGCACAAGATCTACACGACCATCATGCCGCAGATTTCGATCCGTACAGCAACAACGCCTTGGCGGACCTTAGTCGCAAGATGCAAAAAGTCGCTCGCTTTCGAGATTTTTTGAAGCGGTGTAGTTTCCAATTTCCCCATGTTATCTACATTATGGGAAATCATGAGTTTTATAACGGAAAGTTCTATGCTAGTATTGATCACATGCGGGACGAAATTGCAAAGTATCCCAACATCTACATGCTGGAGCAGGATACAAAGATCATTGACAATGTCGTATTTGTAGGCGGCACATTATGGACTGACCTGAACAAGGGCGACCCAATGACCATGCATGCCATCGAAGGCATGATGAATGATTTTCGTATCATTCGAAATGACAAACGTGAGTTTGCTCGCATGAGTGCCCGTGATGTTGCAACCCGACATGCTAGAACCCTGAGCTACTTTAGACTCATGCTGTCTGAACACAAGGACAAGAAGTGTGTGGTAGTTGGGCATCATAGCCCCAGCTTTCAAAGTGTGCATGAGGACTATAAGTCCCAGTACTTGATGAATGGCGGTTACCATAGTGACCTGAGCGAATTTATCCTGGATCATCCGCAGGTTAAACTGTGGACACATGGTCACACCCATTACCCGTTTGATTACGTGATTGGTGAGACTAGAATTGTTTGTAATCCACGTGGTTACGAAAACGAAGGGTACAGTGAAGACACTGGATGGAACCCTAACATAGTATTGGAAGTATAATGAACGAACGGATTAGAGAACTCCTTAAACAGAGTTGCGGCTTTGAATATGATGAGGACGGTAATGAACTGACTCCGATTCTTGTTGGTAAGGATTTGGCTAGGTTCGTCGAGTTGATTCTACTTGAAGTTACAGACATACTCATGTCGTATCGTGGCAAAGTTGTGTTCGAAGACGGTGCTGAATATAACTACGAGCATCCTATCATTGCTATCAAAAAACATTTTGGAGTTTAAGAATGATTTACATTAGATTTGCTCTAAGAAACCCATGGCTTCAACGGCATGCGGTAATTGTTGATAAAGCAATTACAGTCACTGAAAACAAAACTATTGAAGTTGCACTGTACAGGAACAACTGCATATTTGAATTTAGTTTTGGGATTACTAGCTTTAAACAAGACCACGCCGGCTTTAATTTTGACATTGGGTTGTTTGGATACAACTTTGAGTTTATTTTTTATGATAACAGGCACTACGATGAACGAACGTATTAAACTACTTGCCGAACAAGCTCAGATTAGACTATTTGAGGATAAGTCATTTGGGTGGAGTGTGATTGCAGGAACAGATCAGCATTTGGAAAAGTTCGCCCAGTTGATTGTTCAGGAATGTGCTGATGTTGCTTGGAGAAATACTCCTGAAACAGAAGAATTGGAATATAGCCATCTAATCAGTGATAAAATCAAACAACATTTCGGAGTTGAAGAATGAATAAACTATTTTTGGACTGTGAATTTAACGGTTTCGGCGGCAAGTTGATGTCCATGGCATTGGTTCCAGCAGGACAGGAACCTGAGTTCTATTGTGAGATCGAAATGACCGACCAGTTGGATCCATGGGTTGCGGCAAATGTTGTTCCCCATATGACGCAGGTTCCTGTCACCTACACGGAATTCCAGCACCGTCTGTGCCAGTATCTCATCAACATGGAGAACATCATTATTGTTGCTGACTGGCCAGATGATATTCGTTACTTCTGCGAAGCGCTGATTACTGGTCCAGGCGAAAGAATTAATATCCCAAGTGTGATAAAGTTTGAACTGGACCTCAACATCGACTATGTATCTGCGGTTCCGCATAATGCACTACATGATGCTCGTGGTATTAGAGAGCATTTTTTCGGAGTTGAATCGTGAAACCCTGTCCCTTTTGTGGCAAAGCAGTTGATATGGAAGATGGTGACACGCTATATCCAAATGGCACTGCCTGGCAAGTTCGAGAGAATGGATTGCGAAGTTACCATTCTTATCGAGAAGTAGCTGACCAAGATTCTTGGTGTTACAGCATGCACTGTCCAACCACTGCTGGTGGCTGCGGCGCAGAAATGCCAGCCGATTCTAAACAAGAGGCTGTTGATAAATGGAACACCCGAGTATGAACGAACGAATTAAAGCACTGGCTCTGCAAGCTGGAATAGAATTTACATATGATCCGACCGAAACTCCCATGGGAGAGTTTGTCGAAGCCTGGGACGGCGATCTGGAAAAATTCGCCCAGTTGATTGTGGCGGAATGTATTGCTCTAATATATGAAGATGACGGCGCAACACATCACGCTGAACTACTTGAAGAACATTTTGGAGTTGACCAATGAAAGTTAAAGATCTAATCCGCAGACTGAACGCTATTGATCCTGAGATGGAAGTGGCTATCCTAGATGGATTCAATGGTGGCGGACAACCACGAGCAGTAAACCTCGGGCCTGTGGTTTGGGATCAAGAAACATTGGAAGAAATGGCTGAGTGTGATGAGTCAATTGACTACAGCGACCTAGATGTTAAATCAGGCACTGAAATCCTTGTGATGGGCTACGGCTGCTATTGACAACTAATAACCCATCGGTTGACAGGGTTGTCTAAAACTGCTATAATATACACATAGACAGCAACAAACAGGAGCACATGATGCCATTACCAGATCAAGCAGCAAAAGAAATCGTCACTGAAATTAAAACTATTGTGATCGATGGCGTATCTTATGATCGCACACCTGGCTCCCCATTTGATTCTGGTAGTGCTGACAGTTACTATGGTTCGGCCTGGAGCCCAAGTAAAGGTATTGGATCAGAGCGTGTTGACCGTATATCGCAGCTTACTGACACAGACATAGCTGAATACACCGCAGGCTATACATGGAATGAAGAAGACTACGGCGTTTACAAAAGTTAAGACCCTTCGGTTGACAGGGTCGTCCAAAAGTGCTATAATTAACGCATAGCAATAAAGGAGCTGGTGATGACTGTTTATCTTGTATTGGAAGAGGATCGTGGCTTTGGTACCACAGTGGTAGCTGCGTTTACTTCGCTGCCTGGTGCCTACGCATACCTGAATGGACCCAACGGTTCTAACTGCTATCTTGAATCCACTGAAGGCGTAGAGGTTCGAACATGAACGAACTAATACTTTTCTTTGTAGGCATGATTCACGGCTGTATCCTAGGTTACATTGTGTGGGCTCCCAAGACTTCCTTCAAACAAGCATTTCTTGATGGCATGACACTACAGTTCCTTTGGAGGAAACGCAAATGAACGAACGAATTCGAGAACTTGAAGCACAATGCTGGGAGCCTAAGCAATACGGTCCACCTTGGTTTAACTCTCAAAAGTTCGCCCAGTTGATTGTCGAAGAATGTGCTGCTATTGCCTTAAAGAGTGGGAACACAAACAATAAAAGTTTGCAGACAAAAGTTGAGGCAGAACGAATCTATCACAAAATTAAAGAACATTTTGGAGTTGAAGAATGAGAACACCTAGATTTTATGTTGCCGATGAAATTAATAATTGGTCTGTCACTAGTCCTGACAGTCTTGGTTTTTATAAATGCTTGAGACCTATGTCCTATCCAGGGTTTAATATTAGAAAACGATTGAGGATGGCCTGGTGGGTATTCACAGGTAAGGGTGATGTTCTTATGTGGGAGATTGAATGATGAGTGGTGAACATAATCAATATCAAAAAACAACTGGATATGAAATGAACCAACGAATTAAACTACTGGCCGAGCAATGCCGACTCAAATCATACGGCATTAATGGCGAACTGCTTGATGTTGATTTTGATGAAGGAAAGTTCGCCGAGTTGATTGTAGAGGAATGTATTCAAGCAATTCAGAATGAAGGTCAAACATACGAGCACCTAGATGCTGGTGAGTTTCAAGCCAACAACTTTTCTCAAGCAGTGAAACAACATTTTGGAGTTGACTAATGGAACAATATAATCGTAGCGCAAAGTTTGCTGAACTCAAACCGTATGACCATACAGCCAAAGAACATGACTTCATGGAAGTATGTGAATGGCATAACGGCGAGGGTTTTGACTTTACACTTAGTGAACGTCAATTCTCACTCACTTGGGGTCAATGGGATTGTTTGCAAGCACTGGTTGATTTTAAAGGATGAATAATATGAGTAACTATCAAAAACATGCACTGGCAGAATTCAAAGCTGCCGGCTGGCTCGACGACACTGGAAAGTACAACAATGAGATGCAAGAAGCGATCTGTACTAATGTATTGAAAATGCTTGATATCTTTGCTGATGAAGGTCACTCTGGATCTTCCGCATCTTATACAATCAACTTATTCAAGAAAATCGCAAGTTTCGAACCACTAGGTCCGCTGACTGGCACCGATGATGAATGGCATGACGTTGGAGATGGTGTGTTCCAGAACAAGCGAATGTGTTCTGTGTTCAAACGAGCTGATCGTTTCGATGGTCAAGCATATTGGTTGGATGGCAAAGTATTCTGGGAATGGTGCTCATCACCGGACATTGATGACGGTAAACTATTCAAGTCGTATTTCACTAATTCAGACTCGTGTGTTCCTATTGAATTTCCGTGGGTAAAACCCGAGAAGTCCGAGTACGTGTTTACTCCAACTGAACAGTTTCCTAATGAGGATTTGACTGAACTCCCATTTATGAGCTGAACGATTGAAACAAGAAAGAACATTATGAACAAAAAAATTAAACAACTTGCTGATAAAATTTGGAGTTTAGACATTGAGCCTAACCCTCATTTTCAATTATGTTTACAAGCGTTTGCTGAATCAATTGTGCAGGAATGTGAATCGGTTAGTATTAATAATAGCCACCGCGATGATGATATGGGTGCTATTATTGCTCGAAAGATTAAACAACATTTTGGAGTTGAATAATGGATAATGCTGTACAAACACTACACACCTGCCTGGCCCATGCTGCCTATGTGGGTTTCCGGGACTATAATTATCAAGACCGAAACTGGGGCAACTATCGCAAGTGGCGGGAAGATGTGTTCGACCGGCTGAGCCAGGATCAAAAGAAAACGCTGTATGAGCAAGAACGCAGTACCGGCGTCCACATGGGCCCGCCTGACACCAAAGTTGAAAAGACTCGCAAACACACTGACTATGACATGACAGTGGCGGCTATGTTTCCGCAGACCTGGGGCAGCACTGCACTAGGCTTTGGTGGCGTTGGCGGACAAGCTATCACCACTGCTTATGTGGTGATTGTGAAAAGCAATTTGACAGGAGAGTGGGCTGTGTATTTTGGTGGCAGACTGGCTTATGTTATTGCTCGACCAAACGAAGTGTTTTACGTTCATATCCATGCTAATACAATGGTAGACGCTAACAAGGGAAAGGCCACATATGAACAAACTAATTAAAGAATTTGCGGTAGAAGCACAAGCTCATGCACTTGTACAATTTAACGGCGATTCTACAAAGTGGTCAGCGCTGTATAATCAAAAGTTCGCCCAGTTGATTGTTCAGGAATGTGCCGAACTCAACAGGAAACAAAGTTACAACATAATGGGTGTGTTGGTGGATATGGCAGAACCCAACGCAGAGTTTGACCGGGTGTGTTTGAACACAGTAAACCACGTGCATACATACTTGAGCGGCGACGCCTTGAAACAACATTTCGGAGTTGAAGAATGAGAAATCTAGCAATTGCTGAAATTTTAAAATTGATGCAACTCCTGCCCATCCATTACGACATTAAGCCGTGGGATCAATGGAGTAACCGAGACTTGTTAGAGTTTTACGGTAATTTGAGAATTGATGTGGAAACAGAGGAATATTGATTATGGCAACCAAAAAGCAAAAAGAACAACTGATGCAAACGCTCAAGTTCACACCACGCACATACACATTGATGCTGTCCGGATACGGCGGCGAGATTGTTTTAGGAAGTGTGCCCCGTGAACAATATCAGTACTTTGTTGACAACGACATTGACATCGAAGAATTTGCGTGTGACAGCGATAACCAAGCAGAAGTTCCGGAAGAGATGCAACCATTCGAACCTGGCAGCTGGGACGAGTGTGATGATATTGCGCATGAATCCGGATGTGAGCTAAGTGAGCACAACTACATTACTGTAACTGATGAAGTTGGTAAACAGCACTGGCAGTCTAACTTGGGATATGCAACACTAGCAGAAGCCGGAGTTGAAATAGACGAGTCAAACGAGTTTTTGTGCGAGGACCGCGAGGACAGAGAAAATACAGTGGGCTTTGTTGGCCAAAGTACCGAGAAGGGTTGCTTCTTTGAAGGCAATTTAGAACTCACTGCACCGTTTGATCCTGCAAAACTTGCAATCAGTTACATCGATATCGAAGGCTGGAGTTTGATCGGTGGTGTTACATATGATGGTATTGATATTGAAGGACATGATGGATACGACACTAGTGGCAAAGGTTCAGAGTTTAAATTTTACGACACTGACAAATGATGAAAAAAATCTATTACGAAAAAGTTGGACGCAAGTATGTGCCTATAAGTGAGTACGACAACGATTTCTTAGACAGTTTTGCAAAAGGTACCCATATTGTTATGAGTTATCCAGGCGGCAAGAGCACACGCTATCACATTGATCCCAACTATGCGGCTATGATTGCCGCAGGCCGCGTGGCGCAAGAAGCGGTATGTGATGCTATACGCAAGGCCGCCGAACTCAAACCGGACCAGACTCCTATTACACCGGGGCAACAACGTGCCTGGAAAAAACTAGCCAAAGAGTTTGGCAACGATCTGTGTTCTCTACGTGGTACTAGTTCCTTCGACATTGCTGAGGCCGCAGTCAAAGCTATGCAAGACGAAGCAGATAAACTCATGCAACACGAAAGTGTACGTAAGTCTTACGAGCACTTTCAACTAATGTGTAAACTAACTAAGGAGCAATAATGGCAAGCCTAGCTGAATATTTTGAACGAACTGGATACCACCCAAAATACTTTATAGGTGATAGAGTATTTGGATATTGGAAGAAAATTCCATTTATAGGCACTGTGGGCAACGACCGCAACAAGGTAGGCAGCGAAGAACCGGAGATCACAATCCATTTAGATCTGCCTATGAGGTTGACAAACGGGATAACTTCGTTTATAATAGTTAAACACAAAGACGTTAAACAACTTTTGAAAGCACTATAAAATGGATATAGATAGACTCGCAATATTTTTTGCAGGCAGCATACTAATCACTATGTCTATGGTTTCGATTGCCGCCGGTATAATTTTGATTAATAATTTAATTCATCGATACTGGCAACCAGTAACATGGTTCAAGTATGATTATCGTCCAGTATACTTTGACCCAGACACTGGCGAACAGTTGGTAAAATCTCAAGAACCTACATTAACTACAAAGGCTAAAAAATGATCACACTTAAAGAATACCTAGAACTTATTGAATACAAGATCAACGAAGGCAGTGACTACGGTTGGAACTGCTTTGGTCCTAATGCACACATGATCAGTGCATGGAATGGCGTTCACGGTGCCGGAGGCTTCAGTTTTAACTGTGTGTTTGACACTGTCGATCAAACAGTCTACGAAGTTGAAGTATGTGACTACACCAATGATCGTGCTTATCGTATGCTAAATCCAGCATATGCAGAAGCTCATAGTGCAGAATCAGCAGATAAAGAAGTGCTTGCTAATCAAGCATGGGATGATGTCGACTACGTTGAGCTAGATATAGTAGACGATTTTATCCAAAAAGCATTGGCTATCCGAGACGGTGAAGACTATGATACTCGTGTTCAGATCGAAGTAAACTTTGATGAAGCAGAATTGTTAGTGTATATGAAAATTGCACACGAGCGTGATATTACATTTAACGAACTTGTAACAATTGCACTTGAAGAAGCAATTGAAAAATATCGTGTGCTGTAATTAGTTACTGATTATGAGCAAGCCTATAGTAATGACTCCGGAACAATGGTCTATAGTTCTTACTGTGATTAAGCAACGTGAAAAGCCCAGTATTTATCTATGTCGAGCCAAGATGAAAGATGTACTGGGCTTTACAGTACGTGAACATACCGAATATGAGTATCATGCTAGTAATAATAATTCGTTTGACGCGGCGGATATGGTACATACTGTTCGACTGGATTTCTACGATGAACCGAAACGCACAATGTTTCTATTAAGGTATGGTAATGGCCGGAACTAAAGTTGCAACCCTTGATCAGTTACTATCAACACGAGTCAGGACTGTTTATCCTTATAGGGTAAATTTTGACGGCATCACCCGTGATCAAATTCAAGAAATGGATAGTTGGTGTACTGATAACTGTAAAGAAATTTGGCGGGAAGAACACAATTATGCACATTACTTTCAGTTCACTGACGAGCATGATGCTATGATGTTTATGTTAAAGTTTGGCAGTAGAGGTAATAGATGAAAGTAGAGTTTCCTCATGGTGTGTCCGACGAGTGTGTTGCATGGTTGCGAGAACATGTGGGCGTTGGCGGTGACATGATTAGGCTAGACAGGCGTTTTGATCAGTGTGCGTGGTACTATGAGCGTAGATTTCGACCATATGATAAACGGGTTGATGATAAACAGGTTCATGACACTGCTGGTGATTACATTCCCACAATCACTGTGAAAGATCCCAAGCTGGCTACTCTGTTTGCATTGAGGTGGAGTGGACATGCTGTATAAAATGCCTAGCGAATTATATTTCAAAGTAACCAAACATCACTCTCTCGATGGGCTAGGAGTACATGCGGGTAGTGATTTTGATCTAGAAGATTTTGCTAAAATTATTAAGAAAACTTACGGCCTAAAAGATTTAGACCATTGTGAATTTCCAGAAGACGACAACGACCCTGCCTGGCTTACACCAGGAGGCGGAGAATTATATCACTATAAGATAGTGGATAAGAAACTATTTACTCTGTTTGCTCTACGATGGAGTGGATCGTGAGAATACTGAAAAAAGAACTGTGGCCACACTGTGTGAATCTTGGTGTAGATGACACAGGAATGAAAATTGACAATGTTGAAATATGGTTAGGCAAACACTTAGGGTCATTTAAGGATCAGTGGAATGCTGTCTATCATCATAACAGCACCGACTTTTATTTTAAAGAAGGCAGAGATGCTACCCTGTTTGCCCTGAGGTGGTCATGAAATTTCGAGCCAAGGTGTCGGCAAGCCCTATGAGCCGCGATTGGGAACAACGCCTTGCCTGGTGCAGAAGCACATTTGGATCTGAGTCGCATGACCGATGGATGCCCAAGCATTGTTACGAGTTTAGATTTACCAACGAACAAGATTTGGCATTTTATCTATTGAGGTGGGGCATATAATGGATTTATATCCTTGGCAAGAACGATTAGTAGATGCTATGATAAAAAATAAAAGACAGAAGATGACTATGTTCACTGCTAGACAATTAGGTAAAAGCGTATGTACTCAACAGGCCATAGACCGACTTATGCGTGATTTAACCAGTAAGCCTGTTAGTGATCTCATACTGAGTGAAGGCCAAGTTTATGGATCACGCTACTATTGTGTGGAACCTATTGGAGGCAATTGGTTAGATATGGAAGTGTGGGCGTTGGACACCTACGGCGGTACCGGCAGTATTTGGGGGCAGGCCGACAACGATGTACCAGGGACCAATGCTCGATGGTATATGAACGACCGCAGGTTTTGGTTCCGTGAAGAACAGGATAGAACGATGTTTGTTCTAAAATGGAGATAATAGACTATACTGACTACATGGTATTGCCCTGTGGAGGAGTTGCCTATTATGACGAGCCTCGGTTTGGAATGAACTATTTCTGTGCTCAATGCAATACTATAGTAGGCAGTCGAGACATGCCTGTAGAGTGCCAGAATGAAGAGGCCAAGTGGGAATTAAACAAGATGCTAGGCGGTCCAGGTTGGGACTATTTTGCAGAACCAGATGAGTTTTTCTAATATGGCAATAAGCAGTTTTAGTGGTGGGTTAGATATGCAAGCAATGTCAGGATGGATAGGCAAAAAACCTACTAAGACTATATATCAATATAATCAAGTAGGAGACAGTGTGGAAGAAATGCGTGAAATTGTTGTCCATTCTTTTACTATGGGCGATGTAGATGATCCTGATTTATATGCGACCCACCCCTTGATGGAATGGCAAAATAGCGAGTTTGGCCAATGGGTTATGAAAAATGCCTGCGATGTACCTACATGGCATAGAATGTCTGATGCTGAAAGCTGGGGCTACAAGTATGCAATCACAGCCAAGTTTATGGGTCCGTGTTTGACTGAGATGTTGTTAAGAAAAAAATAATGTCCAGGACGCCTTATGATACTCGATCTTCTACTATATTTAAAGCCATCCGAGCAGAGCACGATTTAAAAACTGACGACCAGCTGATGAAACTTTTAGAAACATATTATGCGGTGCATGTTGGAAATGATATTGAATTCTCAGAAAAACTTACTTGGTGTTTAACTTGTTGTCAGCATAAATTTCGTGATCTAAGCGAACAAGATGGCAGAGTCTGGTATTTTCAAAACGAACAAGATGCAACTATGTTTGCTATGAAATGGAGTTGACTTTCTCGTCAACTTGTGTTATAATAGCATATCATTTAATAGATTAAGGCGCATATGAAAATTGGATTTAGTTTTGGACGTTGTGTACGTGATATCGTAAATGGCGAAGTTAGTATTGACGATGTTGCATTTATTGTTGCTGCAACTTCTATCCATGACCGGGATCAATTAGATTCAGTAATTGCCAATTATATGGGCCGCAGTGATTATCTTGCTGGGCTCGATCAAGCAAAATGTCAACAGGTTGCTATTGATCTATGGGATAGTAATAAAATCTTGCAGCCGAGACGCCAAGGGCTTCAGCGTCACAAGCAGCCCAAAAACTCAGTATGGGTCGATCTATTTCCTACAGAACTAAGTACAAACGAGTCAGTTAAGAAAGCATGGGATGCTTATCGCTTTATGCTTCACATGGTAGAAAATGTTGATACAGAAGCATTAGAAATTTTCAAATAGGAGAGCTTATGATTAAAGACGGATCACTTTGGCGGAGCACTGATAAAAAATTTATAGTGTTACATACTATTGAACTCGAAGGTCATATCTGGGTTCACTATAGAGAATACGATCCCAAAAATACTGCCCTCGAATGTAAAGAATACAGTTGCTATCAAGAGAGTTTTTTACATCGATTTAGTTCAACGCCAGAATGATTAGCCAAGCACAGTATAACCGTGGGACTTAGAGTGCAAAAACTTGAAGATTTTAATGCAGAAGACCGAATTAGCGTCAAGCTGCTAGAACACTCAGTGTTCTTCCTTACAGGAGAAATTGAAGAAGAAAATATTGAAAAGTGCATTAAATGGATCACCTACGAGAATTTAGGTACTAAAGCAGATAAAATTCTAACCTTGTATATAAACAGTACAGGCGGCGACCTTTACCAAGCATTTGCGCTTATTGACGTTATGCAAACTAGCAAATATACTATCCGTACTATTGGAATTGGTTCTATTATGAGTGCTGCTTTCTTGATCTTTGCTTCTGGAACTAATGGTGAACGATACCTTGGGAAGAATACCGGAATCATGTGTCATCAGTTCAGTGCCGGCACCGACGGCAAATATCACGACCTCAAAGCAGAAATGAAAGAAACTGAATTACTAAATCTTAAAATGGTTGGCATACTTAAAGATGCCACGGGAATGACAGCTAGCGTAATTAAGAAAAAACTTTTACCGGCTAGCGATGTTTATCTTACCTCATCTGAGGCAGTTGAACTAGGTATAGCAGATAATATTTTAGAATAACATAAAGGCAGATATGAAAGTAGTAAGTATATCATCAAAGAGTCCTAAGGTTCTGATGGAAGAAGAACAGAAGGCAGCAATGATCGAAGTTCTCGACGACATGCGGGCTCAGGTCGAAGCAGGCACTATCGCAGAGTTTGTGGCCTGTGCTATCGACGAAGAAGGTATTGCACAGATACACGTGGCTGCTATGGACATGACTGGAGCAGTCGGGCTGTACGAGATTGGTAAGCACTTACTGATCAACGACCAAACACTTTTTGACTAAATGTTGCAAAATTACCACATTATGTGGCCATATTGTAATTGACAGCTAAATAAAAAGACAATACAATAAGAACAGTTGTTTAAGACAGTGTTAAAATTTATTTTGCCAGAAATGCAAATAGAGGTTGACAATCAGACTAAATAACACTATAATAAACACAAGTTAGCAGACAATGTAGTTTGTAAATGTTGTAGAAATACAACAAAAATAAATTACAAAAGAGGTTGACAAGTGTCGTAAAAGACACTATAATAAACACATACTAACAAGTAATAGTGCTAGTTAGTTAACAAGATTAAAGAGAAAAAAAATGCAATCGTTTAATAGACAACATACATTTAATACAATGCCCAAACAGTTAGGCGTAATAGCCTCCGGTTGGTCAGCGATTAATTGTGAAAGTCTATCATATGATCGTACACCAGAGATTACCAGGGTCCGGGAGGGCTGGGATGGTTAAGTAACAACTTAATACATTTCAAAACTTCAAAGGACCCTAGGATTAAAACCCTGGGGTTTTTCTTTTAGTGAAGTGCAACAAGAGGTAACGAGGACCTCGCCGGGCACTATAAACATCTGGCAAACGGGCGGACTAGTGGATGGCATCTCCTTTTGTGGAGGGAAAATACTAGTTATTATAAAGCACTTTCTATCCGAAAGGAGACATGTGGGTTCATCCATGAAAAGTGCTTTATAATACACTTTCCTGGACTAGGGGTTCCCGGTTGACGCATAGCGTGGAGAGTGTTAACAAATTAATGGATGAGATGCTCTAATGGTAGGGCAGCTGGCTGTAACCCAGTGGCTTCGGCAAGTAGGTTCGATTCCTACCTCATTCACCAAATTACACTGTTGTCGTCTAGTGGCTAGGACGCTGCCCTTTCAAGGCGGAGAAGCGAGATCGATACTCGTCGACAGTACCATGTTTAGGTCTTAAAGTGTTCATGGACGCACACGACACTGTCACTGTCGAAGAAGGGGATCGTTACCCCTTAAGACCGCCAAGTTTTTATGGAGCTATCGACTATCGGTTAGGTCAACAGGTTTTCATCCTGTAAAGCGGGGTTCGATTCCCCGTAGCTCTACCAGTTTTATTCCCTAGTAGCACAGAGGTAGTTGCGCTTCGCTGTTAACGAAGATGTCGTATGTTCGATCCATACCTGGGGAGCCAATTTATAATGGGGGCAGCAGAGGGCTGCGGGTTTGCTTTGCAAGCATACTGTCTAGAAGGGTTCGATACCCCCGGCCTCCACCAAACATAGCCTATTAGCTCAATTGGTCAGAGCACTGTCTTGATAAGGCAGGGGTACTTGGTTCGAATCCAAGATAGGCTACCAATTTTATGCGTGGTTAGTTTAATGGCAGAATTTCTCGTTGCCAACGAGATAGCAAGAGTTCGATTCTCTTACCCCGCACCAATTTATGTATCTCTAATGTAATGGCAGCATGACAGTCTCCAAAACTGTTCGTCGGAGTTCGAGTCTCTGGAGGTACGCCAAATAATGCAGCGGTGGCGGAGAGGCCCAAC